AGCACTAAGGGAAGCGGCTTATTGGAGGGGTGTAGCAGAGGGTAAAAAGACTGAGGAGGTTAGTCCGGATCCAGTTAAAAAAGTCGGAAATGTACTTGATTCCACTGATTATGATACATACGAAGACTATCTTGATGCAAGGGACGCTAAAACGGCTGAAAGAGTTAAAGCTGAGATTTTGGCTGAGATTTTGAGTGAACAACAGAAGAAAGAAAAGGTTCACACGGTACAAACCATTCAAACTCAGTATGACAAAGCCCGTAAAGTTTATGAAGATTTTGATGAAGTTGCTCTTGCGCCTAATCTTCCAATAAATCAGATGGTTCTTGATGTTGCCTTGGGTGATAATTTTGCCGACATTCTTTATGCGCTTGGCAAAAAACCCAAAAAGGCGGCACAAATATCTGTAATGACTCCTATTCAAGCTGCCCGTGAGATTGGGAAAATAGAGGAAAGGATATTGAATCCAAAAAGACCAACTAAAAATACAATAACAAATGCTCCAGAACCCATAAGACCACTTGGTGGTGGGGGTAACACAGATGCTACTCCCATTGAGAAAATGACGTTCAAGCAAAAACAAGCTAAGTGGGAAAAGGAACGCCTGGAGGAATTAGGAGTAAAATAAAATGGCAAATGTAATTTTAACCCATACGATGTTAGCGGAGAGAGCACTCTTCGACTTGAAAAATCAACTTACTTTCTGTCAGCATGTCTTTACCGGGTATAGAGATGAGTTTCATGCTGTCGGAGGATTTAAAAAAGGCAATAGCGTTCGGGTCCAGTTGCCTAATAGGTATCGGGCTAAAGAACAAGTGACAATGGATGCTGTTGATGTTAAGGAACGCAGCACGACTGTTACCGTGGATGTGCAGGCTCATGTAGCCTTGCAGATTACAGGGCAGCAGTTAACCCTTAATATCGAGGACTTCAGTAAGAAGGTTATAAAACCTGCTATCATAGGTCTTGCGAACAGCGTGGACTATAATGGATGTGGCGAATATGTGAATATCTACAACATGGTAGGGACTCCTGGTGTCACTCCATCTACCTTTGGGTTCTTGGCTGATGCCGCTGGAAGAATGGATAATGAGGCCATCACAAGGGAAGATAGGGTTGCCGTGTTAAGTCCCAAGGCTCATTGGTCGATGGCCGATGGAGAGTTAAAAAGCGTCTTCCAGCAAAATATGGTGGATACTTTAATCCGCAAGGGCTTTATCGGTCGTTTTGCTCTGATGGATTTTTTCATGGATCAAAACATTCGAACCCATACAGTCGGTGTAAGGGTAACTGATACCGGGGCAATCGAGGCGGCTCCAAGTGAGGGGGCTGAAAGTATTGCCCTTAAAGGTTTCACGGCAGGGGATATTATAGCTGCGGGTGATATTGTCACCATTCAGACTGTAGCCGGCGTTAATCCTATATCCGGTGGGGTATGGGAAGGAAGTGAGCTTAGGCAGTTTGTGGCCACTGCGGCCCTTACTTTGACGGATGGTACGGGTACTCTCGCTATTAGTCCGAAAATCTATTCAAGTGCTGCTGATGAGGAATATCTGTCAATTCAGACGGTGAAAGATCTTCCTGCAGTCAATGATATTGTAACTGTTGTTTCAGGAGCGTCGGGTGCGTCACATCCCCAGAACTTGCTTTTCCATCCTCATGCTTTTGCATTGACTTGTGTGCCTCTTGCGGCCCCTATGAGTGCGGGACAATCAGTCAAGTGGGGGCAAGCTAAGGATGAGGATCTTGGATTGGCTATTACCGTGTCAACTGACTGGGACAGCACGAATTTTCGCGAAAATACCCGTATAGATATACTTTATGGTCTTGACACAATTGAGGCGGAATACGCAGTCAGGGGTACAGGTTAGGTGGGATTCGATAAAGTTATACTTTAAGGTTTTTACGGTATTTTGATGCATTGCGGATTGATTCTTGTAGGGTTAAAGGGTGTCGTGTTAATGCTTCTTCAGGTGAAAGTTTTTGTTTCACTATGCGACAACGAATAGTATTGAAACCCAATCCTGTTTCCCTTGACCACTCTGCAATTGTTTGAGTCTTTCCTTTGTATGTGAGAAAATGGTTTGTTCTTTTATTATTATGTTGTGCAAAATATGTGGCCCATATGCAATTTACAGGATTATATCCTTGATCGTTATCAACACGTTCAAGGGTAAGGCCCTTTTTGTATGTGGGTTCCATATCTTTAATAAATTTGCAAACATCTTGCCATCTATCACAGACAATTATTCCACGACCTCCATAATTTTTCCATTCAGGAGTTTTTGGATTAGTGCATCTGGCTATCATCCGTTTCCAAATATAGTAAAGAGGGTGATTAGACTTGCCGTGAGTAACCATTCGATTTTTTCGATTGCAGCCACAGCTTTTTGTGTTTCTAAGGTTTGTGACTTGCACAACTTTTGGGGGGCTTCCACAACTGCATTGAACTATTGCAGACGCATGGTAGTCTTTTTCTTTTTTAATACCCATATTGATGATTGTAAGTTTCCCAAAGGTTTGTCCGACTTTAACCCTACGGTGTTCATGTGGGACGAGATTATAATCTGAAAGTTTTATTGCCATGATGTATATCTCCTATTTTGGATTCTACAATGTAAACCATAATACCAAATAGGGGATTGTATGTCAACAATTAAATTTTAAAAGGAGAAGTAACATGAGAAACAAAATAAACAAACATCCCTGCCTTCTTGCATTAGTTTCGGTCTTGCTTATCGTTGTAGCGTTTATCGGGTCTAATGTTATTGCGGGGGTACAGGATAGATCATCTAAGGTAGATTTAGTGCCTGATCCTGACAATTATATTCGGTTGCCGAATATTGGGAAGCCCAGTAATTTTCTTAGGCCGGATCCGCGTGTTTTAGCATCCCCTCCAGATACTCCGACTTCAGGAGCTTCGATATTTTTGCAAACGGGCAGGGGAATATTTAATACGCCTCCTACCAATGAAGCATGGCTCGGAAATGATGAAGGCAACTTAATGTATAAGGGTGAGGTCCAGCTTGCTATTGCTGGTAAAACCGTTCTCATCGATGATGTTAGTGATTTAACTTTTTTAACTGGTGATACGTCTGGAAATAGTATTTTCTGGATGGATTGGGGAAACCACTACATTGTAGATTTCTATTCGATTCAACATAGTGGTGGAACCAATGCTCCTGTATCTGGTACGACCCAAATAAATATAAGTGGAATTTCGGGTGTTTTCAGGAGTGTACTAGAGAAGGACGACCAGAAAACCATTACCGTTGAGATTGCTGAAACCATAAGTGGTGGCTATACGCTTTTAAGTTCCGGATCGTCCATTCTTCAGATATGGGCACCACTTAATTCAGGGGCAACAGTATATGGCGGTGTCGAGGGTAGTGGCGTAACAGCGATTGTTCAAGGCGATAGTGGTACAACGACACAAACCATGTGGCTTAGCCCGAATGAGATTACGACTGTAGCAGCGGGAGGCTACGATTCCAGCGTTAGATATCTGGGTGATAAGAAAACCTGGAAAGCACAATATCTGGCGGGTGTTAGTGTCGTTCCGTTTAACGAATCCCTTATCAGATTGGGGAAGGTTCAAAATGGGTTAAGCGGAACCACTGTAGGTGGATTTACCATTACAGGTCCGTCACAGGGAAGTATCTTTCTGGTAGATGTAATGAACACGGTACAGGAATATTCTCAAGTAGGTATCCCAAGCAAATATTCGGTTATTGGAAACAATGCAGAAACAGGCGGCGGCGTTACTGTTACATTGCCTACTGTAACAGCTATTTTAGACGGCTGGGAAATCACTATCGGGAAAAAAGAAGAGGCCGGCCTTAACAGTGGAACCACAGAGATTGTGCCTTACGGTACTGCTGTCGGAACTGAAAGCGGGACCACTCCAGGGGATGGAACTGCTGCCATTATCTTAAACGATGTTGGCGATATGGTAACGCTTATGGCCAGTTACAATACCGGAGTAAGTTGGTTCGTAAAATCTTATCATGTGAATGATTAAGATTATTCAATAACCTTTAACCGAGGGGGGGAGAAATCCTCCCCTATTTTTCAGGAGAAATTATGTCATACGAATGGAAACCAAAAGAATGTGGTGCCAATGGTATCCCATATGTTAAAGGCCCAAGGGTACGATTGGAGAAGGATGGTGTTACCAGAAAGTTTGTTACTCAGGAAGAGGTTGATTGGGCATGGAAAAACGGATGGTACGATGTAGGAAGGCCCGAAACGGCTGATGAAGTTGTAGAAGCTCCTAAATGGCCTGATAAGGAAGCGGTTGAAGAAATGGGCATAGATGAAATAAAAACGTTCATTGAAGACCGAAACATCCCTTGTTATGACAAGAGGTTGGGTCTTGCGGGTCTAAGGAAGTTCGTTATAGATTTCATAGACTACCCGGAGTAACAAATGACAACTGTTTTAGATATAATAAAGGATTCTGCTGAAACTGCCCGTGTATGGTTTCCTGGTGAGTCTATGGGGACTGACAAGGCCAAGAGTATTTTTCGTGAACTTAACAGGATGATAGGTTCATGGGCTAATGAGTCTTTTCTTATTTATGGTCAGACTGAAGAAACCCTTACTCTTGTTGCTGGTCAGGCAAGCTATACGATTGGCGCTACGGGTGATTTCGCTACCACAAGACCGCAGGAGATCCTTGCCGGGACTTTTGTTAGAAAATCGGGCGGTACTCAGGATTTTCCTCTTGATGTAAAGTCATTGGAAGAATATAGGCTTATTGGTATTAAATCAACGAGTTCTATACCAAATTGGATAACATATAATTCAACATTTCCTAATGGTACGCTGTATTTGTGGTGGGCCCCTGAATCGGCCTATGAACTGCATTTGTTAAGTTTAAAGGAATTGGGTAGTTTTACTACATTAGCTGAAGTCCTATCACTTCCCCCTGGCTATGAAGATGCGATTATGTATAATCTTGCTATCAGGATTGGGCCTAAGTACGGGAAAGCACTCAGGCAAGACGTAGTGGCATTGGCAATGAAAGCTATTTCTGTTATAAAAAACAGGGCTTCCCAACGATTACCTCCTACCCAATTAGAGGTAGGAAGTTTTACCAATAGGCGAGTGAGGTTCAAATTTGTGATATAAGGAGGAACCATGGCTAAAAAGAAAAGAACATCTGAAATTGCTGTCCAGCCCACGATGAGTAAATCTGTCAGGATGGAGAAAATATCAAATGGTTTTGTGGTATCAACCTATACTGAAAAGGGTGAAAAACAAGTTTTTGCCAAGACCAAAAAACAAGCCAAGGAAGTTGCGGCTAAGATGTTAGGTTAA